GATTAACACACCAGTTAAAATTAACGCAGGCTCAGGCTGGACAGATGTTAAAAGAGAGAGATTTAATTTTGCCTCTGATGGTACATGGACTTATACAGGATTAGAGGCTAGAGACATATCATTGACTCTTACAGCTACGGTTAACCCTGCCGGCGGTGGTGCAAAATCAATTAGTACTTACTTTGCAAAAAATGGAACTGTTGATTTAAATACACGCGGTAATGTTTCGGCTTCTGCCGGTGGACAGATAACAAACATTGCAATAATATCCCTTGTTACAGGCGACACTGTACAAGCTTTTATAGAAAACAATACAGATACATCTAATATTACAATTGAAGTTGCGAGCATAAGGATTCCATAAAATGCCAATAGACGTTAAAAAGCATAGACTTGCAGAAGGTCACGAGATGAAGTTCGGAGCATCCCGCCGCAAAGGTTCTATCTGTGGTGAGCATGGGAAGCTACATACAATTTATGAATTAATTGGCGAGCATGATTGTGGATGTGATGGCGCAAATATTGTTGTACCAGAACCTGGAGGCGATTAACAATGAGTACAAAAACATGGTTAGGAACTGACAGCGGCAACGTAGGGAACTACGGAACCGCGGCAAACTGGGAGCCATCGGGGGTTCCAATTAATGGCGATGACGTAATTATTGCCAATAGCTCACAAGATATTCTTTCAGGTTTTGATCAGAGCTTAGTAATACTAAACAGTATTGTAATTGACTTAAGCTATATCGGAAAGACTGGCACAAGCTCCGCAGACTTCTTGCAGATTGCCGCGGCTTCTGCGGTAATCGGCCAGCGAAGAAGCAGCACAGGAACTTTTGCCGGATCGTCAAGACTTAACTTAGACTTTGGAAGTACTACACCTTGTCAAATTACAGTCAATGGAACGGCACCAAATGCGATTGATACCAACCGTCAACCATTGAGAATGAGAATGGCTAACTCCTCAACAGACTTGCATGTCTTCGCGGGAAGTATGGCAATCTCTGATGACTCCAGCAACAGCAGCACGTTGGGTGATATCGAAGTTAATGCGGGATCTGTAAATGTCGGCGCAAGTGTGACCTTAACAAACCTTACTGTATCGGATGGCATTGTTAATTTAGATTCAAGTATTTCAGGGGCGGCCACGATTAAAGGCGGCACGTTGAACTCTTATGATTCAACTTCAGCAAGCACCATTGCAACGCTCACAATAACAGACGGTATTGTTAATCACTTTGCAACGGGCACAATAACCACTTTGAATTTAAACGGCGGTACGGTTGATTTGACCAAGACTCAGCAAGCCAAGACCGTGACAACTTTGACGGCAAGCGGCGGGGCAACTTTAATTACCGACAGCGGCACTGTAACAATCACAAACGACATAGCATTAGCAAGTAACACAAAACAAACAATTAGCTTTACATAGGAGCACATCATGGTATTAGGAGACAAGACGCAATCAACGAACCTGGAAAACTTAGAGCGTGGTAGTGTTCATGAGCTTTGGATTGGTGGGACTACTGCAGATAGAGTATTTACAGCTCTAGAGGGATACCCTAGGGCTCTTCGGGTAGATGTTCTCGGAATATTAAAAATAGAAGATCACACGGGAGCGCCAGTACAAATACCTTATAATGTGATCCAAGGTGAAATCCTCCCATTTGCTGTATCTAAATTAGTTACAACCGGCTCCACAGCGACCGTACAAATTTGGTGGTAGATTATGCTAGGTTTAGCAAATAGAATGTCATTAAGTTTAGGTAGTTCGGCCACGGCTATATTAGCCGGCGAAACTGCCTTTGTATCAACATGGAATACTGAGAACTTAGGCGGCACAGGTTCAGCGACTAAGGTGATCTTATTGCCCATGACTGCCGGTGTCGAGGTTGACTGGGGTGACGGCACGGTAAATAACCTGAATACGCATACTTATGCAGCTGGTGGAATTAAGACTATTACAATTGAGGATACTATCACGGGGTTTAGATTTGTTAATGGGGGGGATAAGTTGAAAATACTCACAATATCTTCATCGGGCAATTTAACAATAGATAACGATAGTATGTTTAGAGGCTGTAGCAATATGACCATGTTCAAGGATGGCCCAGGAATGACAGTGACAGGGACTAGCATGTTCAGAATGTTTTTAGGCTGTTCTTTGCTAACAACGTTAAATCTTTCAAATATTGATGTAAGTTCAGTCACAAGTTTTTCTGCCATGTTTGATTCTTGCAGTTCTCTCGCTGTATTAGACCTCTCAAACTGGTTTACCAGCTCAGCTACTAATATGAGTTTTATGTTTCAATCTACCGATTTGACGGCACCTGCTGGAGTGGATGACTTTGATGTTACTTCAGTTACCAGTATGGCCTCGATGTTTGCCGGAGTGACGCTTGATACATCTTTCTATAGTAGTTTACTTATTAATTATGAGGCTCAATCTGTTCAGAATAACGTCACTTTAACTGGTGGTAATTCTAAATATTCAGCGGGTGCAGCGGCAACAGCAAGACAAGCATTAATAGATGACCACACATGGACAATTACAGACGGAGGCGCAGCATGATAAAAAGCACAGACCCGAAAGACCCTATGTGCTGCGTTTTAGTTTACAATGATGGATATGTTATAGTTCAGCAATGTAATAAATTTCAGCAAACAAGCACTTCATTCACCCTTGAGACTTTCGACACAATGGAAGATATGCAGAAAAGAGTTGATACACTTGGTTTAAAGTATCCTAAAGACTGGGAAGAATTATCAACAGAGGAAATATAATGTTTAATAATCCATACTTAATGATAGATCAGTTATCTTTAAATACATTAATGCACCGGTCGGAGTCGATCAAGTCTGTTGACTTTCATATTGACAAAGCTGTTATCAAGCAAGAAGCGCATGAGGTCGAGGCGGCTTTTAACTTTGCCCCAGTACTACAGAAGGAAGGCAGTCGAGCAATGATAAGCATTAACGGCCCTATGATGTTTAGCCCGGGGTTGATTGACAGGTTGTTATTTTCTGCCGTTTCTACGCAGGATGTCATGGCGGCGGTTGCTGATGTTGCTCAAGATAAACAAATTGAATCAGTAGTATTCAATATGAATACGCCAGGCGGTGAGGCTACTAAGATGCATGTCTTGGCTGGTATGGTTACTTCTTTGTCAACTCATAAGGCCACGGCTACAGTCAACACAGGCATGACTGCGAGCGCAGGATTCTTTGTTGCATCACAGACCAATCATGTATTTGTTGAAGAAGCTATGAACGAAACCGGATCAATCGGAGCTATTACTTTATTGCATGACTTTTCAAAAGCTGCGGAGATGGCCGGCATTAAAATTACCAAGATTGCAACTGGCCATTTAAAAGGCACCGGAATGCAGGGTACTGAGATCACAGCTGACATGATTGAAATGGTGCAAGGTAAGATTAACAAGCTACAAGAAGGCTTTAGCAACGCGGTACAAAGCGGTCGGCCTAATTCAGATATGAGTGACGGTTCAGAAGCTCGAAGCGGCGCAACGTTCTTTGCTGAGAAGGCACAAGAGCTTGGATTGATTGACGGCATCAAGTCAATAGAGGAAACTTTTAATTTTCTGGAGCAAGGAAACAGCTTTAGCAGATTGAAGCAAAAAATATAAATTAGTTATATATATTGACAAACTTATAAATTAAACTTATATATAGATAAGTCTCCGTTAAAGTACGGGGTGCTTTAAACTACACATATACTTAAAAAGTTAAGGTTGCTTAGTGCGCATTCGGCGTATCGGCGGCCTTTTTTTATGGAGACAAATAATGAAAACTAAAATCGAACTCAAACAAGAAGATATCAAACTTCTTATGACTGAGCTTGAAGGCATGGAGCAAGGCACTGAAGACTTTGGCGCTAAGATGGATCTGGTTTCTGAAGCTCAAAAAGACCTTAAGATGATTCAAGAGCAAGCGGTGAAGTTTGCTGACATGCAAAAGTCACTAAGTTCTTTCGCACCTTCTAAGGCTGTTGAAAGTCCTGAAATGGACTCACGCTCTATCGTTACGCCTGGCTTTGTTGCAGATCCTAAGAAGGGCTTTGACAACTCCGGTGAAATGCTTTCAATGATTGCTAGACAGACAGTCGGCGCAGGCAATAGCTTCTCACTTCTGCCAAACGCGGATCATCGCTTACAGCATATTCTTGAAATCGGAATGACTGCCGGTCAGCATAATACCACTAATGATGGTCTTTGTATCCCGGCTGAACTTGACCCAACAATCAACGAACTTGGCCTCGATGCTTCTGATGATTGGTTCACACGTTTTAGTGTTTCTCAAACTTCTTCCAATGCGAAAGAAATCAAGAGAAGTGCTGCAACTACTAACGGTGGATCGGTTGGCCTTGTTGTTGGGCGTGCTGCTGAACTGGCAACACTCACAAGCACCCGCGCAGTATTTGAAAAGTCAACTGTTGGCGTTGATAAACTCTATGTTTATTCTGAAGTATCAGAAGAAGACCTAGAAGACATCGCTTGGCTTGAATCTCACTTGGTTGCTAAGGCTCCAAGTCTTATGAGAATTAAGAAAGGTGAAGAGGTTCTTTTTGGTGATGGAGTTGCTAAGGCTCTTGGCTTTACCAATGGCGCAGATAAAGTTACTGTCACTCGTAACACTGCAGCAAAAGTAAAAGCTGAAGATATCGTAAACATGAAGGCTCGCCACTTGAGACAACGTGGTTCAGCTGGATCTTTCTGGATGGTCAATCAGGCTGTTTGGGGTCAACTTCCACTAATGACTATTGGCGATCAGCCGGTATTTGTTACCGATCTGACAGGCGCTACTGATGGTTTCCTTCTTGGAATGCCTGTCTTTACTACCGAAGATTGTGAAAAGCTCGGCGCTGTTGGTGATGTTTATTTGGTCAATCCAACTGCCTATGTCGCACTTGAAAAAGTCGGCGGCACTAAATTCGCCTCAAGTATGCATGTTAAATTTGATCAAGACTTGATGGCCTTCCGTTGGACTTCTCGCTTTGGTGGTATCCCAATGTTTAACAGCGTATACACTCCAAGAAACAATAACGGCGGCTCAGCAAAAGATACTCTAAGTAACTTTGTTGTTCTCGGCACAGCGTAATAGGAGCTTATAATGAGTACTTATATTAAACAAAGAGGATCGGATAAGGTTTCTTATCAAGATGTTATTGAAGCCGTTGAAGGCGCAACTACCACCACTGGTCTTTGGATCGATGCAGGTATCTGTTTTAACTGGCTTGCTCATGTTGGTTCGGCTCTTGTCGGAACTTCGCTTAACTTCAAGATTCAACAGGCTACAGATGCAAGTGGTACAGGTGCCAAAGATATTTCTGGCAAAGCAATCGTTGAATTGACATCCGCCGGAACTTCCTTAATCGATGTCGTTCAGAGCGATCTTGATGTTGATAACGGGTTCACTCACATTGCAATGGTACTGGTTACGGCTGGGGCAACAACTCTTGCAAGTGCTGAATTACTTGGTCTTGATGCTCGTTATGAGATCTTGGCACAAGGCGCAGAAGTTGACGAAGTAGTAAGCTAAATAATAAGGTGTCGTAATGGGATTAAAAGTAATAACTGAACCGGCTACAGAGCCAGTAACACTAGTCGAAGCTTCATTGTTTATTCGATACACTCAGTCATTGCAAAATGATGTCATTACGGCCCTTATTACTGCGGCTCGACTTGATGTTGAGTCGTGGACTAACCGTACTTTAGTAACTACTACATACGAATATTATGTGGAAGACTTTTCGCGGTGCAGTCCTCAAGAAATACAGATACCAAAGAGCACAATAAACAGCATTACAAGTATTACTTATATAGATGGCAATGGCGACACACAGACCCTTGAAAATACAGTCTATGGCTTTGATAATGTAAGCCCTATCAATACAGTTTTTTTACTGCCGACTCAATCCTGGCCGGATGTACAGACACAACCCAACGCGGTCAAGATAACTTTTCCGGCGGGATATGGCAACGCAGCAGCAGTGCCAGAGAATTTTAAGACAGTTATTAAGATGAGAGTAGCAGAGCTTTTCGAGCATAGAGAAGCAAACACCACAGCACCACGCCATCCTAATTCGATGATGGAAGCGCTATTAAGCATATCAGCAGACTATAGGTTTTAACATGGCACTGAGAGCGGGCAAGTTATGGCAAGAGATCACGATACAGCAGCGCGGAGAGACACGCGATAAGATTGGCGCGTCCGTTTCAAGCTGGACAACTTATGCAAATACCTATGCGGAAATAAATAATCTCTCAGGCTCTGAACTTTTACAAGCTGCACAGGTCAATAGCTTTATTAATTCAAGTATCACTATAAGACCCGACACCGGCGTGCGGGCAAGTATGAGAATACTATATAAAAGCCGACAGTACAATATAGAATTTGTTAACGATGTTGACGAGCGTGACGATACAATGATCTTACTTTGTCGAAGAGCGGAGAGTGTAACAAATGGCTAGCGGAAACTTCTTTAAGATACACGGAGCAAGAGAGATTGCGGCCGAACTGGACAAGCTATCAAGAGGCGCAAAAAATCAAGTTGTCAGGCCTGGCCTAAGGCAGGCAGTTGCAGAGATAAGAAAGATTGCTAAGGCTCTTGTTCCAAAGTTGGACGGCTTCCTTAAGAAAGGCATTCAATCTAAAGTTGCGACTATGAAGAAAGGAAACAAAGGAATTATAGGCGTTGTCGGAATGCTCAAGAAAGACAAGGTAGGCAAGCCCTCAAAGAAGTTCCCCGGCGGTGTACCAATACAAATTTACGGCGGCGCTCTTAATAAGAAGATCAAGTTTCTTCAGAGAGCTAATCAACAAGGCAAAGGCTTAGCAATACAAAAGCTTAAGTCTGTAACAGCGGTTAAGATTAAAGAGTTTCAAGCCAAGATGGATGCTAAAGCCAAGGCAAAAAAGACATGAGAGAACAACTATTTTATTTACTGGATAATACGGCAGCGATCACGGCGCTTGTAGGTAGTCGAATATATCCGCAGCGGGTGCCGACTTCTGCATCGTTGCCATATATTGACTTTGAATTTACTGACAGATTGGCTAGTTATGATCAAGACGGCTATGATACTTATAACCAAGCTATAGTAGTTGTTAACTGCAATGCTGGAACTTTGCTTGGAGCGGTTGAATTAGGCGAGGCTGTATTCGCCGCTTTAGATATACAAAATTTATTGATAGGCGAGGCAGGAGATCAAGAGGAATTATGCAGCACAACATTACAGACTGAATTTGACAGCGATGAACTCAATGACGGTTCAGAAGATGGCATAAGAATTTTAACTCAGACATACACAATAACATATATGGAGGCTTAGCGATGAGCGGCACAGGAATTAAAGAAGGACAAGGAATCGCGTTAACTTTTGCGGCCCTATCTCTAACACTAAACTTACTTGATGTGAGTCAAGACGGTGTATCAGTTGGCGATATTAATTGCTCTGACCAAGCAACCACAGGTTATGAGCAGTATGTCGGGGCCACTCTTGTTGAGGGTGGAACTTATACATGGAATGTCAACTGGAATCTAATTGACCAAGCGGCGCTATATGCTGCAATCGGAACGAGTGACACAATGACAGCGACATATCCTAAGAGTGTAAGCACTGCGGTTTCAGCGGCTAATGATGCAGTTCCAATATACATAAACAACGTCTCAAAAACTGGCGCGAAAGGTGAGTTAATTAAAGGCACTATTGCTTTTAAAGTTGCCGGAACTCCAACATACACGGACGAAGTACCAGCGTAATAAAATAAAAAGAGGCAAGTAAAATGGAATTAAGCGACTATGAAAACATACTCAGCGGGGCGGCAATCCCTGTTGAGTGTGATGGGAAGACTCATTATATAACCGGCGAGATGAACGCAGATTTATTTAATGTGATGACTGATAAAAAATTAAGTAATCATGAAAAAACTTTAAAGATGATTGCTTGTGTTGTCTGCAACGACAAAGGAGTTAGAATATTTGATGTCAAGAACAAGACGCACATTGCAATGGTCAAATCTTTTAATCTTACTTTGCAAGCGGCGCTTATAACAAAGGCTGAAGAAAAATTTTATCCAAGCAGTAAAAAAAAATTAAAGACGAACCCAGGTTAGAGTTTGCTTTCATACTCGCTAAAGAACTGGGAAAGTCAGTTCGTGAACTCTTCCAAAGTATGGGAGTATATGAGTTTAATATGTGGCTTAAATATTACATAGAATGTCCCTTTGGAGACTATAGAACAGATTTACGGGAAGCTCTTAACTGTAAGTTGTTACTTGCCCCTTACACTAAGGGCGACCTTTCTGCTCTTCCATTGGATCCTTACATGTTAATTCAAAATGACAAAGAAGACAAGGAAGACGCAAAGCCCGTTGAAAACTTAGTGAATAAAACCAAAGCAATGTTTAGAGGAATGGTGGCCAAAAATGGCTAGTAATATTTCAGTAATTTTCCAAGCCTTCACAGATAAGTTTGAGAAGAAGACAGCCCATGCCGGGAAGTCAATTGGCGGCTTTGCAAAAAAGGCTATTGTAGCTGGCGGGGCTTTCTTAGCTGCTCGTGCTGGTGTCGCTCAATTCTCTGGTTCACTCAGTAGATTAAATGAATTAAGTAAAATATCACAATCCTTAAATGTAAGCCCTGACTTTCTAAGGGGATTAAAATTAGGAACTGCCGAAGTCGGAGAAAGTTTTGAAAAGGCGCAGGACTTAATAAAAGAATTTAATATAAGAATGGGTGAAGCCAAGACCGGTGCTGGGCCAGCTCTTGAAGGTCTAAAGCTTATCGGCTTGACAATGGATGACATTGCCGACTCATCACCAGAGGAAGCATTCTTAAAGGTATCTGATGCGATATCTAAAATGGGTGACGAACAGAAGAAGATCTTTGCAGCGGGTGATATCTTTGGCGGTGCTGGTGAAGATGCTTTATCAGTTTTAAACTTAGGCGCTGAAGGTCTTAAAAAGGCGATAGCAGATGCTAGAGAACTCGGCGGGCCAATCTCTCAAGACGACTTAGCAGCAATAGAGAAAGCCAATGCAGCAACCGTTAGAATGGGTTTGGCATTTGAAGGTATAATAGATCAGATAACAATCCAGTTTGCACCAGCCTTAGAAGGTGTAGCGGATTCGTTGACGGGTTTAATTCAGTTAGTAAAGAAGCTTGGCGATGCTTGGAAGAATACACAGAAGTTCGTTGAGGATTTTGCGTTAACTGTAGATGCTGAAGTTCAAGGCGCTGCAATTGCTCTTGAGTTTGCACTAGGAAATATTGATCAGTCTACATTTGACCTAGAATTAAAAAGAATTGCGGATGAGTTAGCGGCTGCTATTGGAATTGAATTAGGCGGCGGCTCAGGACTTGGAAAGGGAAAGGGGAAAGGCGGCAAAGATGAGCTAAGCATTTCCGCTCAATCAATAAAGACTTTCGCAGTAGCAGCGACAGCCGGAAGCTCGGCGGCATTCGATCAGCTTAACCCAAGCAGCCCGTCAAGTGTACAGGGTAAACAGCTTAGTAAATTAGAAAGCATTGACAAAGGCATTAAAGAACTCGTAGACAAAGATGCAGCACAGATAAACTTTAAACAGGTTTCTATACCAGGAGCATAAAATGGCCGTAACTTATTCACAAAGGCGTAACTCTTTAAGAGGAAATGATGACTCTAAGGTAAGAACCATTATTGATATTTATAAAATAAATGTCAACAGTGTTGAGGACGATC